GCGAGCTGGGACTGCTGCACGCCGACCTGCCGCCCTACGAGCGCACTGCCGACGGGGCCACGCTCACCCGGCTGTGCGCGCAGCACATGCGACGCGTGCCGCTGCCCAGCCTGCAGCCGGGCCACGTGGCCATGCTGCGCTTTGAGGCCTACCCCACGCATCTCGCAGTAGTGGGTGACTACGCCCACGGCGGCCTGTCCCTCATTCACGCGAGCGCGCCCGCGCGTCGCGTTATCGAGCACCGGCTCGACGACGTGTGGTGGTTTCGACTGGTCAATGGGTTCGAGCTGCCGGGCGTGGAGTACGTATGAGCGACGCCGCGGCGCGGAGTGGCCTCACGCTGATCGGTCAGTCTGCCGGGGCGGCTATCGGCGGGCCAATCGGCGCCGCCGTCGGCGGCGCTATCGGTAACGCGGTAGGCTGGTGGTTATTCCCGGAGCAGATCACCGCCGAGGGGCCGCGCTTGTCCGAGCTGACGGTGCAGGCGAGCACCTACGGCTTGACGATCCCGGTCGTGTACGGCCAATGGAGATTGACCGGCAACATCATCTGGGCCGCGGACATCCGAGAGACGCGTCAAGAGCGCGACGCAGGCGGCAAGGGCGGCCCGCAGCAGACGCAGGTCTCCTACACCTACGATGTGAGTTTCGCGGTGGGCCTGTGCGAGGGTCCAATCGCGGGCGTACTGCGCATCTGGGCCGACTCGCGCTTGGTATATGACGTGAGCGCCACCGCAGACGCCGAGGCGGTGGCCGCCAGCATCAACGTAGGCGACGTGATCACCGTCTACACGGGCACGCAGACGCAAATGCCGGACCCGACCATTGAGGCCGCGCTCGGCGTGGGCAACGTGCCCGCCTATCGCGGCCTGGCCTACGTCGTGTTCCGCGATCTTGCCCTCGGTGACTACGGCAACCGGATCCCCAATCTGTCTTTCGAGGTCGTTGAGAACGGCGACCTGGAGCCCGGCTTCAGGGTGTTGGACGTGGCCGCGCCCACCGAGCCGCTTTACCGACTTAATACCTCGCCACTCCGACAAGACCCCATTATCAGCACCTTTGGCGGCGGCATTATCCGCACGCTGAGCTCGAGAAATATGGGGCAGACCCGGCTGTACGAGGTGACCGGCGCTTACATCGGCGCCACCTCAGCTTCCTATGGCGAGTCCAACCTGCCGCCGTTTGGCGTCCTCAATGACCCGCCGAACGGGTTTTATTGGGGTGGCTGGCAGCTCGGCGAGTCCGGTTACACGATCTTCAACCACATCACGAAGGACTCGCCCGAGCGCTTTCTGCGCATTGACAACGTAAGCGAGTCAATCCAGAGCCTCGAAATCGGTACGCCGATTCAAGGCCTGGATTTGGCCGGTCTTGTCGCATGCGTTGACTGTCTGCATTACGTTGTGCTCACGTATACAGTCTACTCGACGCCGAGCAACTGGTACTTGTTCCGCTGGAACGGCGTGGGGCCGGAGCTGGTGCGCAGCGGTACGGTCGAGGCCGTGAATGGCGAGGATTTGCTGACGTTCGGCGTCTCTCCGGTCAATCAATTCAACGGCCGCCGGCACGCTGCCATGCTGGAGTCCGACCTCACGCATATGTGGGTGTATCTGGACGACGGTGCTCTCGCGGTCTACAAGCTGGACCGCGACAACGTGCTGCGCCGCGTGTTGCTGTTCGATGGCTCGACCGCCCGTCGGCCGCGCATGGAGTTTGATACCGGCACCGTAGCGCTCAACGCCGACCGCGGGCTGTGCTGCGTGCTCGGCACGACCGAACTTGACGTCACCCGCATCTACATCTACAGCCGCCTGACCGGCGGCAGCACCGGAACGCGCACGGTCTCGCAAGTGATTAACGGCCTGTGTCAGCGTGCGGGGCTGACGGTCGGCCAACTCTCGTCGTCCACGTTAACTGACCCGGTCATCGGGTATGGCGTCAGTCAGCCGCAGACCGCGCGCTCGGCTATCGAGGCGCTTAGCCGCGTGTACCCGTTCACCGGCGTGGAGAGCGGCACGCAATTGAGATTTGCCGGCCGCAACAGCGCCGCCGTGGCGACCATCAACGCCGACGATCTGGGCGCCACGGCCGGCGATGATGTTGTTGATCTCGTAGTCTCCACGCGCGCGCAGGAAACCGACCTGCCGGCCCGTATGACACTACGCTACCCGGCCGTTGATGCAGACTATCAAGTCGGCGCGCAAAGCGCGCGGCGCATGATCACCGGCAGCGAGCAGGTGCTCGAGCTGGATATCCCGGTCGCCCTGACAGACCAGCGCGCGGCAGAGGCGGCGCAAGTGTTGCTGTCGGAAGCGTGGGTCGCCCGCAACCAGCGTCAATTTGCAACCACGCGCAAGTGGGCCTCGCTGGAGCCGGGCGACGTGGTCAACTTGGCGCTGCCGCAGACCACTTACACCGTGCGCATTGTGCGCAAGAGCGAGGCTGGCGGACTGGTGCAGTGGGAGGCAGTTGACCATTCGAGCGCGGCGTACACAACGAGCGTAGTAGCGGGGCAGACTCCGCCCGGCGTGCCCGTAGGCCTGCCGGCCGTTACGCAGTGCGAGATCATGGATCTGCCGCCTCTGCGCGACATTGATGACGACGGTGGCGTGTACGCAGCGGTCTTCCCAATCAGCGGCCGCCGCTGGAACGGCGCGGTCATCGAGCGGCGGCCCATCAACGTCGCTACGTGGCAAGCAGTAGAGACCGTCTATTCGGGCGGTACACTGGGCTGCATGGTCACAGTGCTGCCGCCGTTCGCAGGCGGCAACAGGTGGGACCAGTCCAGCGAGGCGCAGGTCGAGATGCTGTCCGGCGCGCTGTCCAGCGTAACAGAGCTGGCCGTGCTCAACGGCGCTAATGCCGCACTGATCGGCGACGAGATTGTGCAGTTCCGCGAGGCAACGCTGCTCAGCGGCACGACCTACCGGCTACGCGGTTTTCTGCGTCAGCGCCGCGCAACCACCGCAGAGGCGGCAACGCACACGGCCAACGAGCGATTTGTCCTGCTCGATGCTGACAGCCTGCGGCGGATCAACGTGTCTCTGGGAGAGGTGGGCTACACGTTCGTCTACACGGCCGTCACGCTGGGAGGGCGGCGTGACCTAATGTACCGGCAGACCGTTAAACACACCGGCCGGGCGATCAGGCCCCTGAGCCCAGTGTTGCTTAACGCAGTGCGGGGCGCGGACGACAGGCTGCGTTTTACGTGGACCCGCCGCGCACGGATTAATGCGGCCTGGAACGATTTTGCCGACGTGCCGCTCGATGAGCCAGACGAGCTTTATGACGTTGAACTCGTTACTAACGACGTTCTCGCTCTCCGATTGCTGTATCTGCCCGACTGGGATCGCCGTGAAGTCGAATGGACGTTAGGCCAGCAGATCGCCGCGACTAACCGGCCGGTGCAGCAGGTGGTGCTGCGCGTGTGGCAGAAGAGCAATCGCGTCGGCCGGGGTGAGCTGGCCGAGGCGGTGGTCAGTGCGCCCCTGCTGCCGTTTACCCGCAATTGGGACGACGCCTCGCTGGCCGGGCACACGCTGTTTGGTACTGGCAACCCGGCGCACGCAATCGCGTCGTCCCGGTATCAACTAAGCACCAGTTTTACTGTCCCCGCCTACAGCCGGCTTGACACGGCGTACTCCGTAGCCGACTTCGCGCTCGAAGTTGATCTTGTTGTCAGCGGCAACAACGCCGGCCGTCACGGCGTCATCTACCGGACGACGGCCTGGGCCAACGTCAGTACTGGCCTGTTTGCTTACGCGGCTTGGATCATCCCGGTCGCCGGCACGGGTATCCTATTGCGGCTGCAGAGCGGCCAAAACAACCCGGCCGGCGGAGGTGAGACCGACTTGCAAACCGTCAGCATTCCTGGTCCGGACTCCGGCACATTCAGAATGCGTCTCGAGGTCATCGGCAGTACGCACAGAGTGTTTATCAACGGCGTGCAGCGCATCTCGCTAGTTGATAGTTCGTTTCTCAGCCCCGGCCAGTTCGGGCTGTACATGAGCTCGAACACACAGGTCGCGCAGTTTGACAACCTGCGCATCGACTACTAAGACTAAGGACACCCATGGCCGACAGCAGCGGATTCAGCCTGCCCGACTTCATTGCGGAAAATCAGGCGCAAAAGGAAGTCACGGCCAACGGCTTTTTCGACGCGGGCAGCCCGGCGATTTTGTTCGGCCGCCGCGTATCGACCTCCGGATTGCTAACCTGGGGATTCTACGGCGGCGAGTTGCTCGTCGACGGCGTGCTCACGGCGATCAACAACGGTTCCGTCTCGCTCACCGTTAGCGCGACCAATTTTATTGAGGCGACGCGCGCAGGCGCGGTCAGTGCTAACACCACAGGATTCACCGCCGGCCGCATCCCGCTCTATGAGGTGGTGACGAACGCAACAACCACCACCTCCTGGACCGACCGCCGCGCATGGGTCCAGCCTGCACACGTTGCCGGCCTGCTCGCGCGCGCGATGGCGACCGACGCAAACATCACCCTGACTGCCGCCGAGGCGCGCAACCAGATCCTGCGCATTACTTCCAGCGTCAGCCTAACTGCCACTCGCAACGTGGTCGTGCCGCTTGCGCCGCAAATCTGGGTCGTGGACAACAGCACAACCGGCGGTCAGTCCCTGCAGTTCATCGGCGCAACCGGCACTGGCGTGACTGTAGCCAATGCGCGTCGCGCGGTGATATTTTCGGACGGCACGAACATTGTGCGCGCCAGTCCGGATCAGGCGTAAATTCCCGATTGCGCATCCTATCCACGAAAGGTGCATCATGATGACTCGACTCCGGCGCTGGCTTGCGTCCATCTTCATCCGGCTTGCATATCGCGTGCGGCCGGCTTCCGACGCGGCGTCCTCCGCGACGCGCGGTCTTGGCGGCCCCGGTGCTGCGGATGCTTCCGCCCCGCGCAAGTTGACCGCGCAATCGACGCGCGGTCTCGGCGGCCCCGGTGCTGCGGACGATTGACGCGCGCATAGCGCTGTGCGTCGCAGTCGCTGTATTGACTGCCGCAGACGTGCCTCACCTCGTCGCGGCGCAGTGGCCGGACGCTGAGTCCTGGCGCATCGCTCGTCGCGCCAAATACGTAGCGGACGGAGCGGCGCACGCGCTGCTGCTCGCCGTAGTGCTGTACCTGTCGCAACAGGTCATGCGCGGCCGGGCGCTGATCGTCTGCGCCGTCGCAGTGCTGTACGGTGCGGCGCATGGCGTCATGCAAGCCGCCTGCGGATACGCGGCCTACTTCACGGACCGACCCACAGTGCGCGCCGTTGGTGGCTTGTGCGAGCGCGCTAACGGCTGGGAGCTGATCGTCGTGTGTGTCGTCGTCTCTATCGCAATCGCCCTCGTCTGGAGGCGCCAACATGGCCGCCGCTGAAACAACCGCCTGGCCGGTGGCGGCGGCCGCGTCACTCGCCGCATCGACAATGAGCCAACACTGGTTGCTCCTTGGCGTGCCGCCGGCAGTGTGGTTTGCCTGCGCCGCTGGCGCGATATGGGGCGCGACCTGGTTCGAGGCGCACCGTCCGGTTGCGCGGCCCATTGCCATCGTCGCTAACTTTGGGGCAGGCCTCGTGCTATCGACCGGCCTAGACGAGTATGCGAACCTGGGCACCTGGGCGCACGCAACCGCCGGATTCGTCGCCGCCGCGTGGCCGGTGATGATTGCGCAGGCCGTGCGCGACTCGATCATCGGGGCAATCCACAAGATCGTCGGCCGTGAAGGCGGGAAACAATGATGACCGCTCAGTACGCCCTGTGCTTTGCGCTGCTCTGGTGGGCCGTCGTGCGCAGCGGGCACATGGGACCGCGCACTCCGTTAATCGACAAGTGCGCCTTGGCCGCTTTAGGCGGGGCTGCGGCTGCGTACATCGTCGAGCTGCACCAGTACGGTAGCCCACACATCGGCGCCCCGCTGCTTCTCCTCGGCGCGGCGTTGTGGGTGCTGCCGCCGACCGTGCGCTGCTGGCTGTGCAGCATCAAGTCGTTTCGGCACGTACTCAGGCAGGCCAACGTGGAGTCGCGCAATGATCGATGACGACCCTCCCTGGCTCGAGATTGCACGCGGCCACATCGGCGTGCGCGAGATCCCGGGACCGCAGCACAACCTAGTTATCGCGCGCTGGCTTCATGGCCTGCGCGCGTGGTGGCACGATGACGAGACGCCGTGGTGCGGCACGTTCGTAGCCGCCTGCCTGCAGCAGGCCGGGCATCCTGTCGCGCGCCACTGGATGCGCGCCCGAGCGTGGCTGGACTGGGGCCTGCCGATCAACGTCGGCGCTCTGGGTGCTGTGGCGGTGATCAAGCGAGGCGACAACCCGCAGCAGGGACACGTCGGATTCGTCGTCGGATGGTCCGCGGAGGGGCGGCTGCTGCTGCTCGGCGGCAACCAGTCCGACGAAGTTAACGTCCGCGGGTTCAGCGTTGATCGGCTGCTGGGCTACCGCTGGCCGCTCGGCTACCTGTCGCCGACCGCGCCCGCGCCGCACTTGACGCGGGTGGCGCAGATGTCCGCCGGCGAAGCGTAGCCCGGCAATGCCCCGCCGCCGCGTCAGGCGGCCTGCTGGCGCGCTTTGAGCGTGTGGGTGGGGTGTTGCCCCACCCGCAACAGGAAAAGCTCCCAAGCGGCCGCGTCGAGGTTGCGCGTGCCGGCTTCCGCGTCCTGCCACGCGCGCAGGCTGCGGTGGCACAGCGCGCCGGCCTGAGTCTGTGTCAGACCAGCGGCTTTGCGGGCGGCGCGGATGGCGGCTGGGGTGGCGTCAGCCGCCGGCCGGCGGCTGCGGTTGGGGTGGTTGCTCACGAGCACGGGTTGCTGTCGTCCTCGATACCGAGGCCGAGCCTAGCGGCGTCTTCGCGGCTCAACACGATGCCGGCCGCGTGTTCGTTGCGGGCCGACAACTGCGAGCCCACGGGGTAGACGTTGGCGTCCAGCCGCGTCGCAGCCTCGCCCGTCTCGTGCAGCACGATCACGTTGCCGTCCTCGTTCAGGCGGCCGAAAAAACTGCCGCACTTGTCGGTGTATTTGCTCATCTTTATCTCCAGCCTCTTCGCCCGAGGCGCGGTGGACGCGGCGCGTCCATGAACCGAATACTACACGCTTTGCGTGGCCTGTCAAGCGGAGATTTAGCCATGACGAAAAAACAACACATCTATCGCTACCGTAGCGCGGTCACCGGCCGCTACGTGAAGGCCGCCTACGCCCGCCGCTACCCCGCGCGCACTGTGCGGGAGCGTGTGCAATGACGCTTGGCATTCAGCTGGCCGCCGCCGCGGCCGCGCTGGCCGTAGCGTTCGGTGCCGGCTGGCAGATCAACGGCTGGCGACTCGAGGCTGGGGAGATGGATCGCGTCGAGAAGGTCATGCAAGCGCGCGAGGCGGGCTTGGAGCGCGTTGCCGGCGTGTCGGCTGCCTACCAGCAGGTCGCAGCCGAACTCAGGCGTCTAGACTCCGTCAACCGTGTGGAGACCATCCGTGAAGTTGCTCGCGTGGAGTATCGCTGTCAGCTGCCTGCTGACGGCCAGCGGCTGCTCGACGACGCCGTTAACGCCGCAAACAGTGCGGCCACAGGCCGACCTGCTGCAACCGTGCCCGCTGATCGCCAGCCGCCCCCTGGCTGACCTAGGCGAACTGCTGCTGTGGACGCGCGATCTGGTCGCGCAGTACGGCGAGTGCGCCGCGCGCCAGCGCGCGCTGGCCGATGCGGTCAGATAGCTGGGGTTGCTGCCTAAATTAAGTTAGGCCTTCTTGTCGCGGTCCATGCGCATCAGCGCTTCGCCCATGCCGCGCACAAGCGCGCGCATCAGAATCCACGTCTCCACATCCACAACCTTGATGCCGTCGCCGGTTGGCCCGCGGTAGATCACGCCGGGCCAGGGGTCGTCGGTCGTCCAGCGCTCATCGAACAGCAGGCGCTCCGCTTCCACCAGCTTGGCACGCTGCTCCAGCCACTTCGCTTTTGCCGCCTCGCGCGCGGGCTTGTCGTCAATGAAGGCTTGCCACTGTTGCTTGTCCATGCTCTTCCTCTCCGGCCACCAGGCCTAACTGTCGGTTCAAGCGGACGCCGTGCCGGCGCCGCTTAACCTGGCGTTAGGCATCAACCACCTCCCACCGCGCCCGCATCTTTTCGATTGCGTCAGCAGGCACGCCGTGGCAGTTCTGCCAAGCCCCATTGGCCTCAATCACGCGAACGGGCACGCCAGCGGCTTTCGCGGCGTCAAGGTAGGGCTGCATCTCCCAACGTCGGGTGAAGGTGTTCGCCACCACGCAACGCGCGGCGCGTGCCATGCTGTCCTGTGCGCGCTGCAAGCACCACGCATGCGCCTTTGGCAGCTCGGCAGCGTCGAAATAATAGTCGCCGTCGCGCTCAAAATAGTGGTCGGCTTCATGGTGTTCGTAACCCACCATCGCCAGCACGCGCGCCATCGTCGTCTTGCCGCTGCCAGGCAGCCCGCGAATTAAAACCAGTTCCATTTTTCCTCCAGTTGATGCCTAACTATCGCTTCAAGCGGACGGCCGACGGCCGCCGCTTAAGCTGGCGTTAGGCATCCTTCGGCGAGAAGACGCACTTCCACGCCAAAACATCGTGATCCACCCACCACGCCTCTCCGAATGCGTTGTGGTGGTCTGGCAGCTTGTGGCAGTCGTCGCCCTGTACTTGCAGCACCACGCTTCGGCCCGTCTTGCAGGCCCAGGCCATCGCTGCCTGTAGCGTCGTGAAACCGCGCACCGGGGCAATGATCCGACCGCTTGCGCGGTAGCGCTGCGCCTTCTTCGGCGTGGTGGCGTGATACAGCAGCATCTCGCGCTTCGTAAGCGTTTCAC